GGCTCTCACAGTGAATTTATATTCTTTGGTCACTGCTGGTTGATAAGGCACTCGACCTGCCACTTCACCTGAAGTGCTGTCCAGTGTGCAACCTGGAGGCAGTGTGCTCACTGTGGCATCATCATTGGTGGGTCTCAGTGTGTAGGCCACATAACCTGTGAGGGTGTTGGGGTCATACAGTTCCAGATACAGTGTGACATAATTGTTGGCTCTTCTGTAGCCCAAATCTCTTGGAGTGAGCCACTGTGGAGTTCTGATATAAGTGCCATCCGAAGTGAATGTTCCGCCACCCACCTGTAATATGGTGTTGTCTGCTCGTAAAAAATCATCTCCCACCACAAATATTCTAAAAGTGCGTTTGACTGTGCTGTCACCATCACTCACACTCACTGTGAATTCATAATAACGATTTAATTTTTTGGGTGATTTGGTGCTTATGGCATAATCATAAAATTCCACGTCATAATAAAAACTTTCAAATCCACTGGCACTTCTCAATCCAAAATCATAAGGAAATGCACTGAAAGTATTGACATCATAATGACCACTGCTGGCTGCTATGTCCAAAGCCAACACAGGATCTATCACTCCGGTCAATCTGCCTGTTTTGGTGAGTGTGATGCCTGGTGGTAATTCTCCATCACCTCTAGCAATATAATATTCCAATTCATCACCAGCGGAAAGATCTGTATCAGTGGCTTCCAATTGATAATCTATATAAGCACTGTCCAACACAAACAATGCATTGTTTTCACCCACAGGCAATTGACCTGATGGAGTGATCCAAACAGGATCATCTGGTCCTGCCACTGTGATACTGTAGGTTCTATCTTGAATATCGTTGCCCAATCGAGCTCGCAGCACAAATCTTGATTGTGTGGTTCTAGCAACCTCCACTGTGGTGCCCACAATAGCAGTGCCCTGCAGTCTCAAACCACCAGGCAAAGTGCCTGCTATCACAAGGATGGAATCCACTGTGTTCACTGGCAAACTGATGGTGGTTACAGTTCTTTCAGCAATAGTGCCCAATGAATATCCGGTTGGCTGTGTCCACAAGTTGCTCATATGTTGTATTTATCGAGAGAATTATATAGCGCCGAAGTCAAACACAGTGGCGTTGGGAGATGCAATGGTGCCCATGTCCACTGGATTTTGGCTGAAATAAAAGTCTAATAAGTTGGTGATGTTCTCATTGTTGGCAGCATCCAGTTGAATCTCACCCATGTCAAAACCAATGAATGAATTTCTATCACTCACATCAATATCATACACCAATGCATCCACATTGGCAGCTTGAATGTTGTCAATGCCCACTATGTCATTGCCAGCACCTGTAAGAGTGGCACTGAGTGTGGGATTACTTTCATTGGCCAACAAAGATTCTATTTCTAAAGTGGTTCCATTGCTGAGAGTTCTTGTGGCAGCACCACCGGTGCCAAACACTTCCAACATGCCCACGCTGTTGATGGTCAAATGAGGACCTGTGTCACCAAACACCAATATGCTCACCACTCCTGATGAAGTGATGGTGATTTTGTCATTGTTGCTGGTGAATGATATGTTACTGCCTGCTTCTAAACTTTTGAATTGTAGATCCACACCTGATTTTTGATAAAATAACCCTTTAATAGAGTTGGTGTCAGTGAGTCTGTTGCTGACTGTGGTTGATTCAGGATCTCTTGCGTTGAGTTCAGCAAAATTATTATTGACTTTGATAAACGCTTCGCGTAAATCATCACCTGTGCCGTCATTGGCAATGGTTCCTATGTTTATGTTGCTTATGGGCATATCAGTATTTATCTTTGTTAAATTGTTCTACGAATTTTAGTTCTAGGAAAAACTGACCCAGATGCAGGTTTTTGTTTAAAATTTGTTTTTGGATGCGTGTTTCCTGTGCTTGTTCTTTCTTTTTTATAAAACAAGTAAAGATTTGCAGTACCCTGCAGATCCTGTCCATCTGTGGGACCACCATTGCTCACAGTTAACTGTCCTGTTTTTGCCATTCCAATAATGTATGCCTTGGCCTGTGTTTGATTCATTTTGGGATATGTTTCCAACACACACGCCAATACTCCACACACCTGTGGACTGGCCATTGATGTGCCACTGAATTTTCCCAAATAAAAACTGGCATTTCTTGGATCATTAACTCCAGATGTCAATGCACTTATAATAGAAGTGCCTGGTGCAAATAGGTCCACTCCTGCACCACAATCACTGAATGTAACTTTTTGATCCAGCTGTTTGTCATCCACAGCGCCCACACAGATGGCTGTGAGATTGTGTGTGCCTGAAGTGGTGTTGTCATTGGCAGTGGGACTTGTGCCTCTCATATAATAATAAGGTTGGGCTACGCTAGCTGGATACCTAGTGGCCATTTCAAAAGTATTGTTCCAATCCAACCCTCCTGGTGTTTCGTGTTTCCAACGGCCATTGCCTGCTGCGCCTGTCATAATAATGCCTTCAGCATAGGCGTCTTCCAGGTCGTCATCCAATGCAGAGACTCTCACAGGAATACGTTGGCTGGCAATAAATCCCCAATCATTCAATTGTTGCGTGGTGAATGTGCCACCTGTGCTTTTGGCACTGTTGATGCCTGTTTGCAGATCTATTCTGCTTGGGTCTGCTTCGTAAAACGTCCACTCACTGATCATTGTGGGGCTGCCCACAGTGCCTGATATGGTGGATGTGCCTTCCTGTCTCACTCTGTATGTTCTGTTTGGTGAAATACCTTCCACACCATAGTAAATTCTTTGCACACTGTTGTCTCTAGCACACCACATTATTTTGGGCAGAGCAGGATTAGTTACACTGACTCCACTGTACACCACTGATCCATTGCTAAAAGTGACATAACAATTGGTACCCACAAATATTTGATTGTAGGTCACACCCAAATATGAAATATTGAAAGGCAAAGACAAAGTCCAATAACCATCATCGTTGCTGCCCACAGTGGGAGTGGTGGACGCAGTCAAACTGGCAGCACCCAATAAACTGTTGCCAATGCTGGTCACTGTGGCTGAGGCTGTGCCCGCAGTGATATTGATATCCGCCAGCATATCAAAAGACCTTGTGGGATTGTTTTGTGGTTGATTTAAAGTTGTAAAATAGGTAATGGTGTAGTTGCCGGCAGTGCTCAAGGTCACTGTTTCATCCACAGTGGCTGACACACTGCCGCCTTCCACAGAACTGAAAGGACCGTTGGTGACATCATACACTGTGGCACTACTGCTGTTTAGAATTTGTATTCTTACACTGAGCGTGGTCACACCAGACTGTGATCCAGCAGCCACTTGACTTCTCACTCTCATGGTGACATTGTTGGCAGTGGTGTTCACAGTGACCACATATTCTGCATCAGGTTGAGTGGTGTTTTGTATCACAACAGATGAATTGGAAGGCTGTGACCAGCTGGCAGGTTTTGAAGTCACTGTGCCTTGCACCACAGCCACAGTGCCTGTGGTGGAGATTCTGTTGCCACCCAGTTCTAAATTAGGTAGGCTGGCCAGCAGAGTGGATGTGGTGCAAACTCCACTGGTACCTAGAAAAGTGGTTAAACCTGCAGGCGTAAAACGTGTGCCTCTGTATGTGACTGCTGTGATATCATTGAATGACCATTCGAAAGGAAATATACTCATGCCCCAACTGTTGTTTACTATGGTGGGATTTTTTCTGCCTGTGGCAACATTCACTGATTTGGTGCTGTGAAACTGTCTTATATAATCTATCACATAAGGAAAAGTCAAATCGTTTGTGGCTCCAGCAAAATAAAAAATATTATAAATGTTAGCACTCCTTGCCCAACCTTGAGTGTTGCCTGCCACTGTGCCAGCCACGTGTGAGGAATGATCTTCTTGACCATAGGAATAATTGCTGGCTATGGTGCCTTTGACTGCAAGATTGTGTTGAAACCAATTGTATTGAATATATCTGCTGCCTCCAGTGCCATCTGCATTCACTGCATATTCTGGATGACCCACCACCAGTCCATCGTCATCACAAATGACCACATCAACATTTTTGCCAGATTGTGACAGTTGAATGGTAGCATTTTGTGCAGCAGTGCCATTGCTGCCCCATCCTGATCGTTGTGTGCCTTCAGTGCATCTCAGCAATGCCCAATTTTTCATTGATGCACCATTACTGGTTGATTTATCCCAAGCAGTGCTGGTTTGTGAGATATTATTAAGACCGGCTTTGATTCCCAATTCACCTGGATGCACCGTGACTGATTTTACTCTAGGATCATTTTTTAATTCTGCAGCTTCCCAATCACACAATTTATACACAGTGCTTCTGCTGGAAGGTCTGCGTTCTAAACATTCCACATCACGCAGGATTTCAGTGTTTGGAGGAGATATGCCTGCAGTTTCTAAATCTGCGTACACAGCATCGAGATCATTGTGATCATGCACAGTGACCGTGTATTTCTTTGTGGTAACGTAGTCCAAATGGTCTGACATGTTATGCCTCCAATTTTATCAAGGTCAATGTCACTGTGACAGCAGAAGTGCTGCCGCTTTTGTTGGTCACTCTCACAGGGATGGTGGTTGTGGGTGATGCTTCATTGTTGAATCCTATCACTCCAGGCGACATCAGTATGGTTTGTCCACCAGTGGTGATTACTTCTGCTATTACTCCTGCTCCTGCTGCAGGATCATCCACTTCCAGTCTGCTTGAATCTGAGGAACGACTGGCAGCATCAGTATACACTCTCACCCAGGCTGCCACTGATGTTTGAATTTTTAAAAGAGCATAGCCTTTGAATCCTGTGATGTTTAAATCCGCTGAAGTCAAATCGGACAAACTGGCAGTGGTGCCTGCGGCTGTGCTTCGGCTTTCCAATCCACTGCCACCTCCGCCGCCTGTGATAGTTAAAGTGTCTGTGCTGTCGTTGGTTGTGATAGTAATACCGCCTGCACCTACCAATGTGAGTGTGTCATTCACATTGTCTGCCAGCAGTGAACTCTGTCCTGCCACAGCAATGTTGGTGAATGTGTTGGGATGAGTGGCATTGATGGTGATGCTGTCTGTGCTGTCATTGGTTGTGATGGTCACATTATTGCCAGCCACCAAGGTTAATGTGTCTGTGCTGGTGTCTGCCACCACTGATGATTGTCCTGCCACTGCTATGGTAGTGAACACGTTCTGTGTCACGTTGGGAGCAGAGTTGGTAATGGTGATGGTGTCTGTGCTGTCATTGGTGGTGATACTGATGCCTGTGCTGGCTGTCAAAGTTAATGTGTCTGTGCTGGTGTCTGCCACCACTGATGATTGTCCTGCCACTGCTATGGTAGTGAATACATTTTGTGTCACATTGGGAGCAGAGTTGGTGATGGTCAAAGTCTTGCTCAATGCTGTGGGTGCGATGGTTATACCTGTGCCTGCTGTGAAAGTGAATGTGTCATCCAAGGTTGCGGGAGTGATGGTCACTGCTGATCCTGTGGTGGCAATGATGCCAAAGGTATTGATGGGTACCACACTGTTGACCCAGGCTGCTCCATTGTATTTTAAAATCTGTCCATTGGCTGCTGAAGTGATAGTGACATCTGTGAGATCATCCAAAACCACTGCGCCTCCACCTCCACCACCTACTGATTGATCCACAAAACTCAAAACTCCCGAACCATTGGTTTTGATCACTTGGTTGGGCGTGCCTCCTGTGATGCTGATGTTGGCAATGTTGACTTCTATGGGTCCTACCACTTTGCCAGTGACACCATTGATCATCTGTGTGGAGTTGTCTGAATACACAGAACCTGTGAGATCTCCTTGAATGCCTGCAGTGACTGACAGTGTGTTGCCCACATTCACTGTGGTTAGGTTGGCAGTGCCTGTGGAACTGATATTGAAACTGTAGGCAGTGCCGGACACTGTGGCATCTGTGACTGACACACCAGTGCTGTTGATCACTCCTGTGCTGGGATTGTAGGTATAACTTGTGTCGGTTCTGATGGATTCATTGCCAGTGGCAGAGTCCACAAAAATGGGAAAATAAGTGGCATTGGTGGTGTTGGTGGCTGTTAATGCCACTGTGCTGGCCACATCTGCTGTGCCTGTTAAATTGCCTGTGACATTGCCAGTGACATTGCCCACCACATTGCCTGTGAGTGTGCCGTATAGATTGGTGAAATGTCCTTCAGCCCATTTTACTGCACTGGATCCTATGTCTCTGGTGTTGTTGGTGTCTGCTATCACATCTGATTGAATA